CGACTTCCATCCACTCATCTTCTTTCACAGAAATTGTAACAGATGGTTTGTGTTCACACCAGTAACGCTGATACATAAGCCACAACTCAAGCTGTTCAATAGCAGACATGGCAGTGCGTGTCACAGCACGTGCAGGTGACTTCATTGGAAAGCTAAACACTGTTGTGCTATCTGGCTTCATAACATCTGGCTCTGCAGGAATACCTTGTGCTACCATGAACTGTGTTAGTGGGTCTTTATTATCACCACGAACAGTACGAATGTAATATGGGTTGTGACGAGCATGGATACCTGATGCACTGTCCACCAACTGTGACACTGTGCCTGATGGCTTAACGCACGTGATAGCTGTGGACTGTGGTATCTTTAGTTGCTTTGCCATAGCTTTGTTAGCATCAATAGCTACATCACGTAATGCCTCAAGTGTCTGTCCAATGTTCATACCAAGGTGAGCAGACTTACCTGCTGTCAACTGATTGTCCATGATACCTGTTAGTGACACACCAAGCAAACGCTCTTCTTCTGTGTTTTTCTTCCAGATACTACGCAGATACTTAAAGTCAGTCAGAGTAGATTGGAACGTACCAAGTATTGTAGCCAAGCGTACCTTCTCTGTTAGTGTTTGCTGTGTATCTGTTTCACGTACAACAACCTCAGATAAGTTACAGAACTGATAAGGACGTAATATAATTTCACTACAGGGATTACA